AGCTAGACCACAACGCCATCATCTGTTCGTTGGACAAAGACTTCAGACAGATTCCTTGTCCTATGTATGATTACACCAAGAAAAAAGTAAACTCAAGTTTACCTGACGATGCTATGCGCTGGCTGTACAAGCAGGCATTGATGGGCGACCGTGTTGACAACATACCGGGCATACATGGTATCGGTCCTAAGAAAGCAGACAAGATCATTGATCCTTGTACTACTGAATGGGAGTGTTACAGCACCTGTCTTACTCACTACTGGGACAATGAACTGGATGAGGACAGACTACTAGAAAGTCTTAGCCTTTTGTATTTGTTACGTTCACACGATGATAAGTACGAGAAACCAAGCGAGGTTTAAATGAAAGAGTACGTTGTTACCATGTGGGAAAATTCAGACCTAAGATGTTTAAGAGAAATAAAAGACGGCTTTAAAACAGAAGAAGAGGCTTGGGATTGGGCAATGAAAGACATCGAATCTTATCACGGTGGTTCATTCCAAATAGGTGAGATAGATGTAGATGAAGAAGAAGAAATATGATTCCAAGTTTGAGAAAGCAGCCCATGAGATTATGCAGGGCTGTGAGTATCATCCAGAACAACGTATCTTTTATCTTGTTCCTAAACACTACGAGCCTGACTTTGTTTACACTCACCGTGGCAAGACATGGTACATAGAAGCAAAGGGTAGATTCCGTACATCTGAGGAGGCACGTAAGTATGTCATCATCGCAGACACACTCAGCCCGAAGGAAGAGTTGGTATTTCTCTTCCAACGAGCCAGCACCCCAATGCCGGGAGCCAAGCGAAGAAAGGATGGTACACGCTACACAATGGAAGAGTGGGCAGAGAAGCATGGATTCCGTTGGTACACTCTTGAAACAATACCTACAGGGTGGAGAAGATGACACGACATCTAGTAATACCTGACACACAGATAAAACCTGACTGTCCTATTGATCATATGTACTGGGCAGGTAGGTACGCTTGTGCTATTAAACCAGATACGATCATACATCTAGGTGATCACTGGGATATGCCATCGTTGTCATCGTATGATGTAGGTAAGAAGTCGTTTGAAGGTAGGCGCTACTCCGCTGATGTAGAAGCAGGCAACGAAGCCATGCAGGTATTCATGGACTGCATCAGAGCAGAGCAACAGCGGTTACGCAGACGTAAGAAAAAGATATGGAAGCCGCGTCTCATCTTTACTCTGGGTAACCATGAACACCGCATTGAACGTGCAGTAGAGAACGATGCCAAGCTAGAAGGATTGATGAGCTATGAAGATCTTAACTTGCGTGGTTGGGAGGTTCTTCCGTATCTTCAGCCTATCATTGTGGATGGCATTGCTTATTGTCACTTTTTTACTAGCGGTGTTATGGGCCGCGCAGTCACGAATGCAAAGCTACTGCTCCAAAAGAAACATATGTCATGCGTCATGGGACACGTACAAGATAGAGACATCGCATTCGACAGGAACGCGGCAGGAAACAGAATGACTGCACTGTTTGCTGGTATCTTTTATCAACATGATGAAGAGTATTTAAACCCACAGACTAACGGATCATGGTCTGGTTTGTGGGTGTTCAACGAAGTAGACAACGGCACGTTTGATGAGATGCCCGTGTCTATGTCATACCTACGGGGGAAGTACGGTGCTAACTCTTGATGAAATACTAGAACGAATAGCCTCACGCTATGATGAGGTAACAATAATGGAAGCACTAGAGATTACATCCGAAGAGTTAGTTGAAAGGTTTGCTGACAAAGTAAACACAAACAGTTGGAAGTTTGACTTAGAGGAAGAGTACGTTGAATGAGTGGACTACCTACTTAGATAAAAACGGAGAGGTTATGACTTATAATTCTATTGATGATGCAACACCAGAAGAGTGGGACAAAGCAAGCAAGACAGTGTATGGTAAGTTGTATCATCCTAATGATCATGCCATAGACAAACAGATAGGAGGTAATCACTACAGCAGGTACGTTATACAACCAGTAGACTTCATCATTGCTAACAAGTTGGATTGGTGTGAAGGTAATGCAATTAAATACATTACGAGATGGAAGAACAAGAACGGAGTAGAAGATATCAAGAAGGCTATCCACTACCTAGAGATATTACTGGAGCGCATAGAGAATGAAGATAGTCGAAGGTAACTTTGGAAAGAAAGAAGACCAAGATGATATCAAGACATCTGAGTTTCTTGCTTTGTTGTCAGCAAGGAGCTTAGGGTACGAGGAAGAAGAAAGACCAATCAAATGTGTTGTTATTATGTATGAAGATGGTGAAGTGTTTGAAGTCACTGCTACCGAACAATACCCAGATGGTGTATACTTTCTTCTTGGATTGGCACAAGCCGCAATACTTAATGAAACTTTAGGGATAACTTAATGGATGCATACCAACAGTACATACACAAGAGCCGTTACGCACGTTACCTACCAGAGGAGAAGCGTAGAGAAACTTGGGAAGAAACAGTTAACCGCTACATCAACTACTGGGTAGATCGTGCCAACCTCAACGACTTTGAGGTGTCAGAGGTATTCAAAGCTATACATGATTTAGATGTCATGCCGTCTATGCGAGCACTGATGACCGCAGGAGAGGCACTAGACCGTGACAACGTAGCAGGGTTTAACTGTAGCTACCTACCCATAGACCACCCCAAGGCGTTCGATGAGATGATGTACGTTCTCATGTGTGGCACAGGCGTGGGGTTCAGTGTTGAACGGCAGTACGTACAGAAATTACCAGAAGTAGCAGAGGAGTTCCATGAAACCGATACAGTTATTAATGTGGCAGATTCGAAGATCGGATGGGCGAAATCGTTTAGGGAGTTGGTATCACTGTTGTATTCAGGTCAGATTCCCAGATGGGACGTTAGCAGAGTACGACCTTCAGGTTCCCCGCTCAGGGTTTTTGGAGGTAGAGCATCGGGTCCAGAGCCTTTGCTCGAACTGTTTCGATTCACAGTTGACCTCTTTCGGGGAGCGTCTGGACGAAAACTTAGCTCCGTTGAATGCCACGATCTTTGCTGCAAGATTGCTCAAATCGTCGTCGTTGGAGGAGTCAGACGATCAGCCCTCATCAGCCTCAGTAACCTCACAGATGACAGACTCAGACGTTGTAAGCATGGTCAGTGGTGGGTAGATAACCCCCAGCGTGGACTAGCTAACAACTCTGCGTGTTACACAGAGAAGCCAGACTTTGAGGCGTTCCTTAACGAGTGGACTAGTTTATATGAATCACGATCCGGTGAGCGAGGTGTCTTTTCTAGAGTGGCTAGTCAGAAGCAAGCTGCAAGAAACGAACGAAGAGATGCTACCTATGATTTTGGAACTAATCCATGTAGTGAAATCATCCTCCGACCCTACCAATTCTGTAATCTATCAGAGGTTGTTGTCAGGTCAACCGATACGCTCGCTAGTCTCAAACGAAAAGTACGGATTGCGACTATCCTTGGAACTTTACAAGCTACCTTGACTGACTTCCGTTACCTACGAAACATCTGGAAAACAAACACAGAAGAGGAAGCACTGCTTGGTGTGTCGCTGACAGGTATCATGGATCATCCCATGTTGTCAGGAAGAGGAGACAAGAATGAACTCAAGAAGTGGCTCAGAGCTATGCGACAGGAAGCCATCAAGACTAACAAGGAGTGGGCTAACCGATTGGGTATCAACGTGTCTACTGCTATTACCGCTGTTAAGCCTTCGGGTACTGTTAGTCAGTTGGTCGATAGCGCTTCTGGTATCCATCCTCGTTATAGTGCACAGTATATTCGACGAGTACGCGCAGATGCTCGTGATCCATTATGCGCCGTGTTAGAAGAAGCATTTGGTGAGAACCCTGAAATCATCCTAGACTACGACTCAAATGACAACCCAATTAAGTTTAAGTTTGTAGAGCAAGATATAACTAGCCCAACCACAAAAGTATTTTCGTTTCCTATTGCCTCGCCTAAAGATGCAGTAACGGCTAATGAGATGGGAGCTATGGAACAGCTAGAACTGTGGGAGATATATCAGGATGAATGGTGTGAACACAAGCCGTCGATGACTTGTTACTACCGTGACAACGAGTTCTTAGAGGTAGGGCAATGGTTGTACAACAAGTTCGATAAGGTTTCTGGTATTAGCTTTTTGCCGTACTCAGACCACACGTACCAACAAGCACCATATGAACCTGTTGATAAAAAGACGTACAACCAGATAGCTAAAGACTTCCCAACGGAAATATCGTGGGATATAGAAGAGGCCAGCGACATGACCGAAGGATCACAACAACTGGCCTGTACAGGTAACAACTGTGAGCTATGAGATAAAGATCA